AAGGAGAACCCGCAGCTGCAGGCGATGATCATCAGCCACATGCTCCAGCACCTGCAGTTCCGGGCCGCCCAGCTGGCCCAGCAACAGCTTCCGCCGGAGGTGATGCAACAGATCCAGCAGCTGCCCATGCTCGCGCAGCAGTTGCCGCCGGAGCAGGTGCAGATGTTCCAGCAGCAGGTGCAGATGCTGATCGACCAGCTGGCTTCGCCGATCCTGGCCCAGCTGACGGCGGAGCTCATGGAATCGATTGGCCAGGGCAGCGCCGATGATCCCCTGGTGCAGATCCGCCAGCAGGAGCTCGCGCTGCGCGCGGCAGAGCTCCAGCAGGATCAAAGCGAGTTCCAGGCCGAGGAGCAGCGCCGGGTCCAGGAGAAGCTCCTGGAGGCCGAGATCCAGCGCCAGCGCATGGATCTCCAGAAGCAGATGGCCGACGATAAGATTCGCATGGCCGAGGACCGGCTCCAGCAGAACACCGAGCTGAAGCTGATGGAATTGGCCCAGAGGTTCGGGAGACAGCAATGACCACCAGCTACCGCCTAGAGGCGATCGCAGAGCTCCGCAAGCGCAAGAAGGTCATGCGCGAGCTGGAGGCCCTGGAGTTCGCCGCCGAAGAGAAACGCAAGGCCGATCGCGACGCCGCGAATGAGGCCAGGATTGCGGCCAAGCTTGGCCGAGCCACCGGGGAGGAACCTGCGCCTCCCGCGGTGGTGCTTTCTGAGCCAGAACAAGAGGCCCTGGTCGAAGAGGCCAAGCCGAAACCCAAGCGCCGTCGGAAGGCGGCACCCAAGAAGGAGGCTGAAAATGCCGATGAAGAAGGGACGCAGCCAGGAGACGATCTCGGAGAACATCCGGATGCTTCGTAAAGAGGGTCGTCCGCAAAAGCAAGCCGTGGCCATCGCGATGGACAAGGCCAAGGAAATGAAGGCCGGTGGCGCTGTGATGGGCGCCGCTAAGGTCAAACCGAAAAGAATGAAGACCCGTGGCACCGGCGCCGCCACGAAGGGTCTTTATTTCTACGAACGGGATTGATGGACGACCTCGACCTTCAATCTCGGATCGATCGAACCATTCGTGAGCGTCGGGCGCTGATCCAGGAGACGCTCATGAACGGTTTGCTAAAAGATATGGAACAGTACAAATATTTGCAGGGCGAGCTGCGTGCGTTAGACTTCATTGAGGAGACCATTCGGGACTACCTCAAGAAGGAGGCGCGGTGAGTAAACCAAGTGTAGAGGGTGCTTATGTAAGCACCGAGGAGCGCGTGCTCGATCCAACCCTGTTGGAGAAGAGCGCGCTTGAACGCATGCCCAGCCCGTCCGGGTGGCGCATGCTGGTTCTTCCTTATGCGGGGAAGGGCACAACCAAGGGTGGGATCCACCTGACCCAGGAGACTCTCGACCGGGAAGGGCTCGCTACCGTGGTGGCGTATGTGGTGAAGATGGGGCCGCTCTGCTATGCGGAGACCTCCAAGTTCGGCCACAAGCCGTGGTGCAAGGAGCGCGACTGGGTTCTGATCGGCCGTTACTCGGGTGCCCGCTTCAAGCTTGAAGACGGCGCCGAGGTCCGCATCATCAATGACGACGAGGTCATTGGCACGATCCTCAACCCAGACGACATAGTGAGCTTCCGATGATTGAGAACGCAGCGAAACAAGCCGAAGAAGATCGGGTCGACATCGAGATCACCGAAGACCTGCCCGAGGGTGAGGCCCAGCCGCAAGCCCAAGCGTCCAACGAGGACGAGCTTGAGCGCTACACGAAGCAGGTCTCTCGCCGGATCAACAAGCTGAACGCAAAACAGCGTGAAGCCGAGGAGCGCGCTGCCAACCTGGAGCGCCTGGCGATGCAGAAGGAGCAGGAGCTCCAGCAGTACCGCCAGCAGACGGTCCACTACCAGCAGAGCATGCTCCAGAAGGAAGAGGAGTCGCTGAAGGCCAAGTCGGACCAGGTCGATGAGATCTACCGCAAGGCGGTCTCCAGTGGCGATGCCGAGCTCATGTCCAAGGCGGACACGCTGAAGACCGAGCTCGCGATCCAGAAGGAGAAGCTGAACGCGGCCAAGGCCCGCTATGCCGGTGCTCAGCAGGCGCAGGCTCAGCAGGTTCCTCAGGAGCAATACCAGCAGTACCGCCAGCCTGAGCCGCAGCGGCAGGCCCAGCAGGAGGTCAAGCCGACCGACCAGGCCCTGTCCTGGCACCAGCAGAACCCCTGGTACGGGAACCAAGAGGACCCCGAGCATTCGGCGGCTACGCAGCTTGCGTACTTCACCCACTTCAACCTTCTGAACGAAGGCTACGAGGCCGACTCCGAGGATTATTATGCGGAGTTGAACAATCGTGTTTATCGGGCGTATCCTTCGCTCAAGGCTGCCGGCGACGGCGGCCAAGCTGCCGGGAAACAGGAAAGTCGGCCCTCTGTGCAAAGAGTCGCTTCCGCCTCAGTAGGAGGTCGGCAAAAATCACAGACCAAGCGTGGTGTGACGTTTACGAAGTCTGAGATCGAACGTCTCCGCGGTCTGAAGCCGCACAACATGAGCGAGGAGCAGTGGCTCCAGCGAGTGGCTAAGGAAAAGCAGAAGATCGCACAACGAGAGGTACGCTGAGATGAGTAATACGACCACGAACCGCGCAAGCCGTGAATCCGAGACTCACGCTAAACAAGCTCGCAGACAACCTTGGCGCCCAGTGCGTAAGCTGGAAACTCCTCCCGCCCCTCCGGGGTACGAATACCGTTGGATTCGGGAGAGCATGCTGGGGCAGGAAGACAGGGCCAATGTGTCCCGTCGGGTGCGCGAGGGCTGGGAACTGGTGCGTGGCACCGACCTCCCGCCCGAGTGGCGCGATTCCTTCCCCACCATGGACAGCGGCCGCCATGAGGGCGTAGTAAGTACGGAGGGTCTGCTGCTGGCCAAGTTACCGATCGAAACGGTTGAGGAGCGTCGCGCCTACTACCAGGGCAAGACGCGCCAAGCCCGGGAGGCGTTGGACAACAACATGTTCAGCGAGCTCCGGGGAGACAGCCGTTATGTGAAGTACGACCCCCAGCGCGATACCCAAGTTACCTTTGGACGACGCTGATATTAGGAGGCCATTCAAATGGCAAATAAAGACGCTGCTTTTGGTTTGCGTCCCAGCCGGATGATGGGTGGTGCCCCTTATTCTGGGGGTCAATCCCGTTACCGCATCGCAAGCAGCCTCGCTGGTGCTATCTTCCAGGGCGACCTGGTCAAGCAAGTTACCGGCGGTGGCATTGAGCGTGCTGCTGCATCCAGCACGGTTCCCGTGGTAGGCGTATTTAACGGCTGCCAGTATACGGATCCGACGACTGGTGAGCAGGTGTTCAAGAACTACTACCCCGGGAGCGTGGCTGCTTCCGACATCATTGCTTTCGTCATCGACGATCCGAGCGTGGTGTTTGAAGTGCAAGCCGATGCTGCTTTCCCCGTCGCTGACCTGTTTGGCAACTTCGACATCGTCGATAACGCCACCACGGGCGACGTGAAGAGCGGTCGCTCCAACCTGGAGCTCGATGTCACCACGGGTGCTACGACCACGACCCTGCCCCTCAAGGCAATCGACATCTCCCAGGATCCCGACAACGACGACGTGGCCTCGGCCAACACGAACGTGCTTGTGGTTATCCAAAACCACATCATGGGCGTGAAGTCCGCCGGTCTAGCATAAGGAGGCTGAACAATGGCAATTTCACGCGCCCAGCTCGCGAAAGAGCTAGAGCCCGGACTCAACAGCCTCTTTGGCATGAGCTACGACAGCTACTCTCGCGAGTACGAGCAGATCTTCGCTATCGAAGACTCGCAGCGTGCGTTTGAAGAGGAAGTGCTGGTCACCGGCTTTGGCGGGGCTCCCGTCAAGACCGAAGGCCAGGGCGTCCAGTTCGACAACGCCTCCGAGAGCTACACTGCTCGTTACACCCACGACACCATCGCCCTGGCATTCAGCCTCACCGAAGAGGCCGTCGAGGACAACCTCTACGACTCCCTCGGTAAGCGCTACGTCAAGGCCCTGGCCCGTTCCATGGCTAACACCAAGGAAGTCAAGGGTGCCGACGTGCTCAACAACGCCTTCTCCTCCAGCTTCGCTGGCGGCGACGGTAAGGCACTGATCGCTACCGACCACCCGCTGGCCGGTGGTGGCAC